AATATTATAGCGGATGGCCGCCACGTGTGCGAACGAGATTGAGAGTTCTATTGAGGCTTCTTGTATAAATGAGACCCCGTTCCCCAATTGCTAGAGCAAGTTTGAGAGAGCCTCAATCGGTGACCCCTTATTATTACAAAAATGCCATCGATAGAAAAATGCAAATAAATCAACAAAAAAAAAAAGTCTGTATATAAATATGCCAGATCTAACATGTTATACCCAACACTTGACTGATAATATTTCTCCACTTTCTAAAGAACAAAAGCAATTTCTGGACAAGTTCAACAATTGTTCCTCGTTTCTTCTGCAAATTTCTGGGTTTCTCATAACGATATTCATCGTCAATACCCAGGAAGTCAATTCGTCCTCAGTTAGACGTCATAAGCTATTCAAAAGAAGAAACCCTAGTTTTTTCTTTATCAGTTCAGTCTCGGTGGTCAGTGCCGCTGCGCGGCCTTATCTTCTAGATGGAATCTCAGTTAATGAATCCTCCAAGTGCCTTCAACTATATAGAGTCACATAGAGATGAATATCAGCTATGCCATGACTTAACTGAGATAGTTATGCAATTCCCTTCGACGACGGCACAATTAACGGCGAGACTTAGCAGAAGCTGTATGAAGATCGACCACTGTGTAATTGAGTACAGGCAACAGGTACCCATTAACGCTTCCGGGACGGTGATAGTGGAGATACATGACAAAAGAATGACAGACAATGAGTCATTACAGGCGTCATGGACTTTTCCGATCAGGTGCAACATAGATCTCCACTATTTCTCAGCTTCCTTCTTCTCACTCAAAGACCCAATTCCATGGAAACTCTATTACAGAGTTTCAGATACAAATGTTCATCAGAGGACACACTTCGCCAAATTCAAAGGGAAGCTGAAATTGTCCACAGCCAAACACTCAGTGGATATCCCCTTCCGGGCACCGACGGTAAAGATACTGTCAAACAGTTCACAGACAAAGATGTGGACTTTTCCCATGTGGACTATGGGAAATGGGAAAGGAAGCCCATCAGATGCGCGTCCATGTCCAGAACTGGGCTACGAGGCCCAATCGAAATAAGACCAGGAGAATCATGGGCTTCCAGGAGTACAATAGGTACGGCCCAATCAGATGCGGACTCGGAGACAGAGAATGAGCTCGAGCTCCATCCATATAGACATCTGAGCAGGCTGGGTACAACCGTATTGGACCCGGGTGAGTCTGCTTCGATAGTGGGAGCCCAGAGAGCGGAATCAAATATAACAATGACTATGGGACAGTTGAACGAGTTAGTTAGGACAACGGTCCATGAATGTATTAATAGTAATTGCAAGGCTTCTCAGCCTAAATCATTGCAATAAAAAACTATTGTAATTAATAAATGTTATTTTATTAATCATCCGATATAATCGAGTTCAAACGATACAAAATTCGATGCCTTAGACATAGTATCTGACATCCAACAATAATAAACTAATAGAGCGTTCTTGCTGATATTGTCATATACACCCTTGCTTGAGTCACAATCAAAATCCTTAAACGATGCCCAACAATTGAATCGCCTATTAGAGAGCGTAGTAGACCCTCCCACGTCAAACATTGTCGTATCCTTATCAACAGATATCACACGTTTGAACACGTGTCGAATATAGAACCGATCTTTCAGAGACGGGGTTATGCTAAGATTACCATGACTATGGATCATTGCACCAAATAGTTCGTCGAATGTATGAAGACTACCAGTCGGACCCAAGTGGGGTTTACGATCCACGACTACAACGATAGAAAAAACTCCTTCTAATTTAGGAACAGAACCATCCATATTCACATCCGATTGAACACGCTCAATCTTCACAGTCCCTCTGAAACGGAGTCGTTTCAACTTTATATAAGACCTGCTTCGATTGGGTTCTGTCTTACCCAGATTAGGATAGCTGATAAAGGTTGATATGGCGGAGTTTTGTGACATAACAAACTCTGGACTATATTGATTCTCATGTATGCGTTGGGCTGACATCTTGGGCTCGTCAGTGGGCTTGTTCATATGACCCAGTCGTAGTTTCACATCATGTCTCTTAGAGGCGGTTAAACGGTTAAACACAGTATTGCGTGGATAATAACGACGTTGAGTGAATGAGGACCCACGTTTATTCCTAAAAGGATACATATTCATACGGTAATAATAATGGCTAAACTATTATTAGGAATAAAAATATAAACGTGGGGAACAGCTGAGCCACTTAACATATAATACATATTTCTCTCAAATATATAGAAAAGCCAGGTCAATAGTTAAACACAAATAGGCTCAGCGACATGGACAAAATCAAGCCACGTCCACCAACAGGTAAAAGTGGACATAGTCAGTCATCGCGACCAATATGGTCAAATCGCGCGATAAAGAATTAACCTTTAATTTGAATTAAAGGACAAACACAAAAAAGAGCGTGAGACACCTACGCCAATGAGAGAGCGCGTGGAAAGCGAGCACCAGAGGAGGGCGCGTGAGAGGGCACCAGGGGGCCACCAAAGCGCGGCCATCCGGT